CATACATGATCTAATATATATGAATTTTTATTATCTCTCGAAGTATCACTATTTGCATATAATTGCCTTAATTTTCCTTTAATTTGTGAGCGTGAATAATGAGATGGTAATGTATTTTTATATTTTTCAACATTTGCATTCACAAAACGTTCTTGATCTTGTACATATCTACTATCACCACCTCCCATTTTTATAATTACTTTATAAATAATGATATCATTTTTTTATAATTTTACTTTTATATTTAAATAAAAATATTTATAATAAATAAGATTATAACAAAAATTGTAATATAAAATTGTCTGGTTTTAATATTAATTATTTCATTATTTATTTCACAATAATTATTATTAATAATTATATTTTTGCTATTATTAATATCATTACTATTATAAATATAATCAATACAACTACATAATTTATTTATGTGTTTTTCGTGAGCTTTTAATGTATTTTCAATTTCATAATATTTATTTTCAATTTTCATAAGTTTTTTATTTGTAATATGTAAATCATTATAAATATTTTTAGTTATTTTTTCTTGTTTAATTTTAAATTTTAATGCTTTATAAAAAATATTTATATATAAAATTAAATCATTAATACAGTTAATATTATTATTATTATTAAATGGTTTTACTAAATTACAATAAATTTTATTGTTATTAAAATGATAAGAAATATTATTATTTTTAAAAATGGGGTTTATATTATCTGCAATTTTTATGGCATCATGTAATTTTTGCTCTCTAAAATTATAAAATTTATCTTTATCTTCTTGATTTAAATTGGATAAATAAATACTATCTGCTATATTTGGATTATTATAAAGAGCATTATTAGATATATAATACATTTCATTAATCATATCATCAATTGTAATTTTATGATTTAAAAATATAATTGAATTATCATTAACTTTAACTTTAACTGGCATTTAATAATAACTTTAAAAAATATAATTGAATTATTTTTTAACTACAAAAAAGCCAAAAATAATAATTGACTTTATATATTTTTTTCATATTTCACACACGGCGAACATCTGAAGGATAAATGCGAATTGATAAATAACTGGTGTGGTCAGTAGTCATTTCAGACAGTTCGCAATATCTTTTTTTGAAAATGAAAGAAACAATTTCTTTATTATGACATCCCCAATTGTCTGGATATGTTTGAAAATCACTGAATTTACTGAAATGTGGTCCTGTCCAATATTTAATCGAATTAATATATTCATCAGGGATTGTACGACAATCTTTTTCTTCAGTGCTATATTCAATAATCTCATCGCACTTAACAGAATAGTCAAGATTAGCCAAGAAGTATAATATGTATCTCATTTTTTTCTGTATTTTTTAAACTAAAACCAAATCATTTTTTAATAATACAAAAATATATTCAAACAAATAAATAATTATTAAAAATAAACAATTTTATCTTCATCAATTTTTTCTTTAATGAAATTAATAACATCTGCATACATATTTTCAGGTATTAATATATTTTGTTGTTTAATACTATCAAATACATAAGGACCTTTATAATCAACTTTTTCATTATTATTTATTTCTTCAATAATATCATCAAAATCATTAATATCAGTTGCATTATTTTCATTAAATTTCTTAATTGCTGTAATTTTATTTTTTGATTTAAGGGGTGCTAATTTATCAATGATATTAATTAAATCAATATCTTTATTAGCTAATGGTAATAATTCAATAGCAATTGACACATTAATTTTAGTTTTATCATTAGCATCAAGTTTTTCTAAAACTTCAATTGGTAAATCTTTAATTCTCAAATATTTTTTAATAGTAGCTTTTGATATTTTAACTAAAGATTTAATTTTATCATAATCATTTGCATAATTATCATATAATTTTGAAAATGATTTAACTTTATCACAATTTGATAAATTATTTTTTTGAAGATTTTCAATTAAACTTAATTCTTCTGCTTTTTCATCATTAGCAACAATAATATTACAAGGAATTGTATGTTTATTTAACTCCTTCATAGCTAAATATCGTCTTTGTCCTGCGATAATTTCATATTTGTCATCATCATCTTTTCTAACTGTAATAGGATTAATTAAACCATTGATATCAATACTATTTGATAATTCAGTAATTTCATTAATATTAGTTTTTCTAACATTAATATCAGATATATATAATTTATCAACATTAATATTATCAATATTCATTTTAAATAAAAATATTGATAAATAAAAATAATCATTTTTTTAAAAAAAACTTGCAATACCATCAAATAATGCATCTCCTGCTGCAAATCCAATACCTGCACCCATACCAGCACCAACGTTATCCATAAAAGTATTTCCATTATTATGACCATAATGACCATTATTGGGACCATAATGACCATAATGACCATTATTAGGACCATAATGACCATAATGACCATTGTTAATTAATACATCAGGTGGATGTTGTCCTTGTTTTAATTTTTGATTCATATATTGGATATATTCTTCTTTTGATATTTGTATAACTTCTTTATTATTATTGTTTAATATGGGTTTTAAATTATTAGAAGTGATACCACCTTTTTTTTTATTAATTCTTGATTTAAAATCAGCAAAAGTTATATATTTATTTTTAGTAAATATTTTATTTCCATATTTATCAATTCTATATTGACTAGCTAAAAAACCATCAGGTATTTTATCACCATCAACATCAATTGGTTCAATTATATAAAATAATTTTTTTGCCTTCATCTTATTTTATGAAAATATAATATTTAATTTTTTTAGTAATTTATTAATATCAATATTTTTCTTATGTAATAAATGAGCAAAATCTGATTTTTTGCTAATAATAACTCTTGGTAATTTTTCAAAATCTAATTTTTTATTTTTAATTTCATTAATAACTTTATTAGATATTAAAATATTTTTATTAATTTTTTTATTATTAATGTCAATAATATCATCAATTATTGATTTTAATTTATTATGTGATAAAAAAATATTTTTATTATAAATAATTAAATTTTTTTTAATATTTAATTTACATTGACGAACTAATACACCATCTGGTATATTATCCGATGTAATATCTAAATCTTCAATAAAATAATAATATTTAGGAGACATTTCTATTTAAAGAAAATATTATTTATGTTAAAATCTTTATTATATGAATTATAACTCCAATCAATATTTATAATTAATTTTATAGACATTAAGTTAATAATGATACTATAACGTTATCAATTAATTTATTATTATTTTTAAGTTGAAAAATTGTTTTATTATTGGATAATTTAGTCCAATCAATTTTATCTGGATTTTCTTTTAATAATTCAAGAATTTGCAAATTTTCATTAGATTGCAGTGCAAACCAATCAATTTTATTTATATTATTTTTTAATAATTCATACGCTCCAGGATTTGTGGATAAGATTTTCCAGTCAATTTTATGTTGATTTTTTTTAAGTAGTGAAATAGCATTTACATTTGATGATAAATTTGACCAATTAATTTTATCTTGATTTTCATATAATAATTCAATAGCATATTTATTATATGATAATGTTTCCCAAACTATTTTATCAAAATTTTTCTTTAAAAAAATAATATCAGTACAATTATAACATAATAAGTACCATTCGATTTCATAATAATAATTTTTTAATATAAATAATGCATTAGGATTTTTAGATAATAAACATTTATTAATTTTATCTAAATTTTCTGATATAATATTAATTGCATTTGAATTTTCAGATATCATAATCCAATTAATTTTATCAGGATTTTCTTTTAATAATTCAATTGCGCCTGGATTTGTTGATATAATAGACCAATGAATTTTATTTATATTATTTCTTAATAATTCGATTGCATTTGGATTTAAAGATAATAATCCCCAATTAATATATTCCTGATTATTAGTTAATAATTCAATTGCATTTTCATTATTTGATAAAGAGTTCCAATCTATTTTTGATTTATCTAACCAATCTAATAATTGATATTTAGAATTATGTAAATATTTAGATATAATTGAACATATATCATTATTTAATTTAGGTAATGACATTTGTATTCAAATCAAATAAAAAATAAATCATTTTTTAAAAATAATATTTGTATTATTTTTAGTAATAACAGGTAAAAAATGAAAGATTAATTAATAATAATAATTAGGAGGATAAAAATGGAATTCATCTGTAATCATATCAAGAAAGTTCGCGCACCATACACGAATGAAGATTTGAATTACCAAGTGATGGAATGTGGTACCGAAATGAACATGTCAATCAATGATTTGAGAAAAATAATGAACAGGAAGATAGGTAAAACTATTAGGAATGTCAAAGTTTATCCAGAAAATTGGTGTGTGCAGCGAAAGACAATCATTTCGTTCAGATACAGGAATTTGCAATGCGAGGTTTTGGAACATTTTGGAACACAGAGAGATTATCTGTGTGTTCGGATTAATCCGATTACTTCAATAAAGTAGATGTCTGTATATATAAAAGCCAAATTAACTTTTGGTTTTTTGGTCTTTAATATTAAATTATATAAACATTTTATTTTAATTAATAATTAATGAAATTATTAAATTGGATTGATATAAAAAAATTAAATTGGGTTGAATTATCAAAAAACGAGAATGCTATTTCTTTATTAATTGAAAATCCAGACAAAATTAATTGGCTTAAATTATCCTTAAATCCAAATGCTATTTCTCTGCTTAAGAAAAATTCTGATAAAATTCATTGGAATGCATTATCAACAAATCCAAATGCAATTGAGCTACTTAAGGAAAATCCAGATAAAATTGATTGGTCAGGATTATCTTTAAATAAAAATGCAATTGAGCTACTTAAGGAAAATCCCGATAAAATTGATTGGGAATTATTATCAGCTAATATAAATGGGATTGAGTTATTAGAAGATAATCTTGATAAATTAGATGATTGGTCTAGTTTATCATTAAATTTAAATGCAATTGAGCTACTTAAAGAAAATCCTGATAAGATTGATTGGGAAATCTTAAATTTAAATAAAAATGCAATTGAGCTATTAAAAGAAAATCCAGATAAAATTGATTGGGATTTTTTGTCATCAAATTCGAGTGCAATTGAATTATTAAAAGAAAATCCAGATAAAATAAATTGGAGTTCATTATCAAATAATGAAAAAGCAATTGAATTATTAAAAGAAAATCCAGATAAAATTGATTGGATAATATTATCTACAAAACCAGAAGCTATTGAATTATTAAAAGAAAATCAGGATAAAATTAATTGGACAGCATTATCAAAAAACACTGCCATCTTTGAATACTAAAAAAATGATTTAAAGCTTTATTAAAATTATCTTTAAATGCTATTACCAAAATTATTAGATTGGATTTATAAAACTAAATTGAATTATTAAAAAAAATCAGGATAAAAAATAATATTTTCTTTATTATTTATATTATCTATACCATAAATTGTTGCATTTATGAAAAACTCACTCCATAATTTTATACTACCACCTTTACATATTTCAATTTCTAATATATTTTTTATTATTAAATAAACTTTGATAAAGGTCTAAATATGAATGAACAGTATTTTTATTTTTTTTATCATTTTCAATAATATCATACAAATTCATAATTTAAATAATAAAGATGATTAAAAAATGATTTATGTTTTTTATAAATTTATAAGAAAAATGCAATTGCCAAAATTGAATAATGATATTTGTTCTGTCATATCTAAATATTTAATTATTAAAGAATATAAATTATTAGATTGGATAAATATATTAGAATTAAAATTTAACCATTATTTATCTTCAAATATAAATGCAATAGATTTCTTAAGAAAAAATAAAGATATTATAAATTGGAATTTATTATCATATAATCCAAATGCAATTGAACTTTTGCAGGAGAATTTAGATAAAATTGATTGGAACTTATTATCATATAATAAAAATGCAATTAAAATAATAAAAGAAAATCCTAATAAAATTAATTGGTTATATTTATCATCAAATCCAAATGCAATTGAAATATTAATAGAAAATCCTGATAAAATTGATTGGAATAATTTATCAGGAAATCCAAATGCAATTGAACTTTTAAGAGAAAATCCAAATAAAATTGATTGGGATATGTTATCAGTAAATCCAAATGCTATATCAATATTAAAAGAAAATTTTAATGATATTAATTGGGAATTATTATCATCTAATATAAATGCAATTGAATTATTAAGAGAATATCCTGATAATATTCATTGGGATTATTTATCATCAAATGATAATCCAAATGCAATTCAATTATTAAGAGAATATCCTGATAAAATCGATTGGTATTGGCTATCATCAAATCCAAATGCAATTGAATTATTAAAAGAAAATCCTGATAAAATTGATTGGTATAGACTTTCTTTAAATCCAAATGCAATTAATTTATTAAGAGAAAATAAAGATAAGATTAATTGGTTTAATCTATCATCAAATCCAGGTGCAATTGAATTATTAAAAGAAAATCCTGATAAAATTAACTATACAATGTTATCAAAAAATAAATCAATATTTATTTTACATGATAATACAAAAAATATTGAAAATAAAAAAAAGATATTAGATATATTATTTTCATAAAATAAAAATTGATTATTATTATTTTTTTTTAATTATTATATTTAATGTCAAAACTTAATAATGATATTTGTCATGTTATTGCAAAATTTTTACTTAAACCCAAATATAAATTTGTAGATTGGATTGATAATGATAATATTGATTATAGATATTTATCATCTAATAAACATCCATCTGCTATTAAATTATTAATAGAAAATCAGACTATGATTAAATGGGAATGGCTATCAATAAATAAGAATGCTATTTCTCTACTTAAAGAAAATGTTGATAAAATTGATTGGGGTTTATTATCATATAATTCAAATGCAATTGAAATAATTAAAGAAAATCTTGATAAAATTTGTTGGATTGCATTGTCTAGCAATAAAAATGCGATAGAATTATTAAAGGCAAATCCAGATAAAATAAATTGGCATTGGTTATCTAAAAATGAAAATGCGATAGAATTATTAAAGGCAAATCCAGATAAAATAAGTTGGATGTTATTATCTTCAAATAAAAATGCAATTGAATTATTGAGAGAAAATCCAGATAAAATTAACTGGCATTGGTTATCTAAAAATAAGAATGCTATTTCTCTTCTTAGAGAAAATCAGGATAAAATTAATTGGAAAGCATTATCTTCAAATAAAAATGGAATTGAATTATTACGAGAAAATCCAGATAAAATTGATTGGTTTAATCTTTGTTTAAACCCAAATGCAATAGAATTAATAAAAGAAAATTTGGATAATATCAGATTTCATTGTTATGACATACAAATGTTATATGCAAATACATCAATATTTGAATTAGATCATAATAAAAATAAATTAAAAATTGAACAAATAAATAGAAATTTAAATTTAGCATTATCATAATTTATAAAAAATGATAATTAATATTATTTTTTGTATATCATATAAACAATGAATACAGATATATGCGAGATTATTTCACATCATATTTATAAACCATCATATAAATTATTAGATTGGATTAATATTAATAAATTAAATTGGTATAATCTTTCATCAAATCCAAATGCTATTTCTATACTAAAGGAAAATCCAGATAAAATTGATTGGATGGTTTTAACAATGAATGTAAATGGTATTTCTCTACTTAAGGAAAATCCAGATAAAATTCGTTGGAATTTATTATCATCAAATCCAAATGGTATTTCTCTACTTAAGGAAAATCCGGATAAAATTTGTTGGAATATATTATTATCATCAAATCCGAATGCGATAGAATTATTGAAAGATAATGTTGATAAGATTGATTGGGGTCATTTATCAAAAAATCCAAATGCGATTAAATTACTTAAAGCAAATCCAGATAAAATTGATTGGATGTATTTGACAATGAATTCAAATGCACAGGAACTTATTAAAGAAAATCTTGATAAGATTAGTTGGTTATTATTATCGTCTAATATGAATAAGGAAATTATTGAATTAATAATTAAAAATAACTTAGATAAAATTACATGGTATGAATTATCTAAAAATGAAAATGCTATTGAAATTTTAAAAGAAAATATTGATAAAATTAATTGGACAGGATTATCATCAAATACTAATCCATATGCAATTGAAATACTTAAAGAAAATACTGATAAAATTGATTGGCATGCATTATCAAGAAATCCAAATGCAATTGAAATACTTAAAGAAAATCTAGATAAAATTGATTGGAAAGCATTATCAAGAAATCCAAATGCTATTTCTCTACTTAAGGAAAATCCAGATAAAATTAATTGGAATGGATTATCATCAAATCCATCAATATTTATTTTAGATAATAATGAAAAAATAAAATTAGATATTCAAAAAGTTGTTGAAATCATATTAAATTAATATTTTAATTTTTTTGAATTATATAAAGATTTATTATAATAACTTAATTACATGGATAAATACAACTGGATGTCATTAAATCCTATTCAAAATAAAAAAAGAAAACAGCTTATTAATAGTGATGATGATAATGATGATGAAACAACTCCATCAATTACACCTATTATTCAAAAATTAATAGGTAGTAAATTATATTGTCATTGTAATCATATTTATTTTAATAGTGATATTGATACATCAAGTGCATTTAATTTAAATAAAGAATTAAGAAATATGGAAAATAAATTAAAATCAACATCTGCATTATTAAATATTGAGCCATTACCAATTTATTTACATTTAACAACAAATGGTGGTTCAATTCATTCTGCTTTTAGCATAATTGATTGTATGAATAGTTTAACATTACCAATTTATACAGTTATTGATGGATATGTTGCATCAGCAGGAACTATAATTAGTGTTTGTGGAACTAAACGTTATATTGGCAAAAATGCATATATGTTAATTCATGAATTACGTTCAGGAGTATGGGGTAAAATGACTTATATTGAGGAAGAAGTTAGTAATTTTAAAAAAGTTCAAGAACATTTAATGGAAATTTATGTTGATAAGACATCATTAACACAAAAAAAATTAATAAAAATTTTAAAAAAGGATATGGAATGGAATGCAGAAGAGGCAATTAATTTTGGTTTAGTTGATGATATATATCAATTAAAAATTTAAGTTTTATTATTAAAAAAATTGATTTATTTTTGTTTATTGTTCATTATAATTATGAACAAATTTTATGATGATTGGATTAGTAGAAAACAATATTGGTTTTTGCAAAATGATGAAAATGATAAATATTTATCAGAAACATATGGATATTTAATAGATGATTATTCATATGATGTTAAACCAATATTAGGAATATTAATATATGATCAATTAACAAGACATTATTATAGAAATGAATATAATAATCATATATTAGTTTATTTTAATAATAAAGCATTAGAAATTGCAAATAAACATAAAACCGAATTATTTATAAAAAATTTGAATATAAATGATTGGAGTTTTTATATGTTAGTTTATAGACATTCTAATATAAGAGAAAATTTATTATTTGTAATGAATGAATGTTGGAAATTAACATCAGAAATCCCTAAGAATTTTATTAAAGCTACATATACAAGAGCAAATTTTAAAGAAGAATTAGAATATTATAATTATCCAATCGAATTTAATAGAAATATTTTAGATAATAATCCATTAATTGATATAGAAAAAAAACAATTATATAAAATTGGTAGATTTGAGAAGATAAATGCAAATATAATAATAATAAGTTTATCAGGAGGTGTTGATTCAGTTGTATGTTTATATAATATTCGTAATTATTATAAAGAAAATGTAAATATAAAAATAGTTGCAATTCATATTAATTATAATAATCGCCAAGAAGTTGAAGATGAAGTTAAATTTTTAAGTTGCTTATGTTTTCATTTAGATATTGAATTATATGTTAGAAAAATTAGTGAAATTAATAGACATAAATGTATGATAAATGATTTAAGGGATATATATGAGGCATATACGAAAAAGGTTAGATTTAATTCATATAAAAAATTACAGGAGGGATATGAAAAGTCAGTTGTAATATTAGGACATAATAAAGATGATTGTTTTGAGAATATATTAACAAATATAGCTTATAATAATAAATATGAAAATTTAATTGGTGTTGAATATAAATCATTAATAGATAATATTACTTTTATACGTCCATTAATTGATATATCTAAGAATGATATATATAAATTTGCAAATGAACATAATTTACCATATTTAAAAAATAGCACACCAGAATGGTGTCAAAGAGGTAAAATAAGAAATAAAGTAGTACCAATATTAGAAAAATGGGATAAACGAATAATAGATGGTTTATTTAATTTAAGTAATATATTAAAAAATTATAATGAAATTTTGAATAAATCAATTGAAAAGTTTAGGATAACAGAAGTTGGAGAAATTGCAACATTAAATTTATCAGAATTATATTGGAAATATGGTATACATAAATTATTTAATTTATATATATCAAATAAATCACTAAAATCATTAATAGAACGTTTAGAATTATGGAAAAATAATTATAAAAAAATAGATATTAATAAAAAAACAACAATAATAATAAATAAGAATATTAATATGATTATAATTAAACGTATAAATAATAATTATGAATATTTATTAACAAAAAATGATTAATTATTAATTTTATTTTTGTATTTTATGACTACAACTAATGGTATTATTGAGGTATATGATATGATAAATTATATTAAACAATATATATTAAAAAATGATATACCAAATTATGCTATTTTTTCATATTTTAAATATGATAACTTATTAATTATTATTTTAAATGGTTTGTGTGGAAGAGGATTTATAGAAAATGATATAATATATTTAAATTTTTATAAAATTTTCATAATAAATAATAATAATGATAATTATGAAATATTTATAGAATTTAATGATTTAACTGAACCAAAAGGACCAATATAAAAAAATGATATAATGTTATTATGAATATTTCTTTCATAATAATAACAATGAAGAAAATTGAAAGTATTCATAATAAAACCAAAATAATTCAAAATGATGAATTACCATATAATGCAAATAATATTATGTTAAATGATGATGATTTAGTAAAATTTTTAAATAATAATGGATTATCAGATGTTAAATATAATAATATTAATTTATATAGAACTGCGTTTATTCATAAATCTTATTGTACAATGAAAAATGCAGATTTTGCAACAGGTAATATGAATTGTCCTAAAAATTGTATAGCATTACAAGATATGTCATATGAAAGATTAGAATTTTTAGGGGATGCAATATTGAATATGGTTGTCGCTAATTATCTTTATTTTCGTTTTCCGGATCAAAACGAGGGATTTTTATCAAAAATTCGGACTAGAATAGTTAATGGTAAAATGTTAGGATTTTTATCAAATGAAATTGGATTTTCAAGATTTGCAATAATATCAAAACAAGTTGAAGATGCAAATGGACGAAATAATTATAAAATAATGGAAGATATATTTGAGGCTTTTATAGGTGCGTTATATACAGATTTTCAAAATCCAGAAGATAGTGTTATTATGCCTAAAAATATAAAATTAATGCCATTAACAGGTGCTGGTTATTATATTGCTGAAAAATGGATAATATATATAATAGAAAATTATATTGATTTTAGTGAATTAATAATACAGAAAACAAATTACAAAGATATGTTAGTATCATATATGCAACATTCAATTCAAGATACACCTAAATTCTGTGAATTAGGTATAATTACAAAAGATTGTGTTAAAATATTTAATTATAGTGTTAAAAATAGATTAGGTGATACAATTGCAACTGCAACAGGATTTTCTAAAAAAGATGCAGAAAATAATGTAAGTAAAGAAGCATTAATTTATTATGGACAAATAACAACAATAGAATAATTTTTTAAATTATTATAATATAGATAATGTCTTCGTTAAATAATTTACCAGTATATTCACCGCAACAGCAACAACAAGTATATCAACCACCACCATTAACACAAGAACAATTAAGCGAAATGGCAAATTACTATAATCAGATATATCAAAAATTATTTCAAATATTATATACAGAATATGGTAAGAAATATATAGATGGTTTAAATTTATTTCAATTAGCTCAATCATCAAATGAAATACCAAAAGATAAAATTAATAATATTTTTAAACATTTATTACGTTATACATATAGTGCAACAGCTTCTGAAATAGCTAACCATCAAGAAATAAATGCACAATTAAAAGAAATTAAAGAAACATTATCAAAATTAATTAAACAAGAAATACCAAAAGTAGCAGAAAAAGTACCCGAATAAAAATAACATAATAATTATTATTTTTTTTAATATATAAACAGTTAATAAAAATTATTTATATATAAATATAAATGGATTATACGAGAATACAAATTGAATCAATTGGTATTGGATTATCTAACATTTATAATTTAGATTTAACACGAGATAATTTTATAAGAACTTATTTAGCAGTTGGTGATATTTTTAATAGTAGTCATAATGTTGCATTAGATACTAATAATTTAAATCATATACATAATTTAGTAGTTACTGATAAGACAGTTGGTGTTAATACATCTAGGAATAAAATTTTATCATTAGCAAATAAATCTTTAATAGTTGAAGGTAATATACATTGTTTAGGTACTATAACAGCAGATAGTATATTATTATCAAATGATATAGATATATTAAAATTATCAACGAATATTAAAAGTTTTAATCAAGTATTAAATAGATTATCATCACATTTATTATTTTATTCTGTAAAAGATTATTTGCAAGATAATATATATACAACACAAAATTTAACATTAGGAACAATAACTAATGCTGATAATAATACAAATCCATTAAAAATATCAAGACATTGTAATAATAATATAAGTAATATTCAATTTGTTATTCAAAATAATGATGGTACTAATGATAGTCCAACCAGATTTAGTTGTGGTATAATTGGAGGAGTAAATAATTCACCATTTCATATAATTACATCAAAAAATATGCCATTACATTTTAATATTAGTAAAACATATTCTGAAATAGATAATTTATATATCAAAGATAATGATAGAGCAAATACACCTGATTATACATCATATCAATTACCATCATTGGTAATTGATACAACAGGTTCAGTATTAATAAATTTAGATAAATTGTCTATATCTGATAAAATAAGTTATGATTATTATTATTATAATAATACAGCTGGATATATTACGATTACTAATAAAGAAGAATATGCAAATTTACATATACATGGAAGTGTATATGCTGATAATATAATTATTTATGATTATATGTCAAAACAACCAAAATCATTAGATAGTTTATATATGAGACAGGGAACAGGATTAACATTAAATGCAAATCAAATAAGGGGAGGTGATTTTAATAAGGATGAATTTAGATTTAATTCAAATGTTTATATTGGAATAAATGAAAATAAATATAACTTAATGATATATGGTAATTCAGAAATAACAGATAATTTAAATGTTAATAAAAATTTAACAGCAACTAATTTAAATATTAATAATGATTTAATAGTTTCAGGAACAGGAATATGTGATTTTAATAATTCTTGTCAGTTTTCAGGTTCTGCAACTTTTGCATCATTAAATTGTGATAATACTATAATAACCAAATCTATAAATGTAACTGATACTATTTATTATAAAGGAACTTCAATAGACAATATAGTTGGAATTGGAACAACATCACCATCACAATTTACAGCAATATCAGAAACAATACTTGATGATATTACATTAGCTAATTATATTAATGTTGGAGGACAAACAACAAATATATCAGATGCTAATTATAATAGTGATATTATAAATATTTATAAACATAAAAATACACAAAAAAATCAATATGAATTATATTTACATGATACAACAATAACTCCACATGGATCATCTGCATATATTGGACATACAATATTAAACACATTAGATAATAAATTGGATAATAGTTTAGTATTTTTAACACAATTAAATACAATGTGGAATAATATATATTTTTATGCAGGTAAAAATAAAACAAAAATAAATGATACAGCTCCTAATTTAGGAATATTTGAAAATAATAAAATTGGAATAAATACAATTAGACCAATTAAAACACTTGATATAAATGGTGATATAATTACATCAAATTATTATATCAGAGAAAATAATATAGAATATGAATGTGATATGATAATAAAGAAAAATAACTATAATTATTTATCACATTTAAATATTAATAATGAAAATGGAATAAATAGAAAACAATTAAATGTTAAAGGCGGGATTAATTCATATGAAGGATATTATGAAGGTGTTAATAAATTATGTTCAATTAAATATTTAAATTCAAATGATGCAATAATAGAGAATGCAAATATTGGTTTAGGTGTTCAATTTGAAGATCCTAAAATAACAATACCATTAAAAGTTCAAAATACAAATATTAATAATAAAAAGATTAATAATAGTGTAATTAGTTTTTATAGATCATCAGATAATTCAATATATTCAGGTATTGAATTTTGCGATGATTCAACAAATTTAAGTTATGTATCTAAAAATAAATGGTATATTTACAAAAATCATATTACAGATGATACAAATTATGCAGGACCATTACAATTTGGATATATGAAAAATAGTTATAAACCTAAAAAATCTTGTATAAATTTATATTATGATAATGATAAATATTATATAGATATAAATAATCCTATTACTTATGGAAATCCATCAGATTTTAATAAAAATAAAGAAGATTTGAGAATAACTGGGAATGTTAAAATAACAGGAGATATTGATATAGATGGTTCAATAAATATTAAAGGAAATTATAAATTCAATGATAATAATATTTTATTTTCGCCAAATCCAGTTGAAACAATAATAAACAAGATTTATTCATTAGGAAATAATATATATTATTTTGATACAATTTTATCTCCAAATCATCCAAAAAAAATATCATTTGCAAATAGTAATTTTGCATATAATACATATATAAATATATTAGATGATGCACAGAATATTAATATAGAAATACATACTAAATATTCTAGTAATAATTATATATTAACATCAAATAATTATGAATTAAATAAAACATTATTAACTAATATTAATGATTATAATAGTTATATTATAACAACTTCAAATAATACTAGCAATTATTTGACATATATTAATAATTTTTCATCAAATATTAATGATGCTTATACTTCAAATAATGATTTACTTATTTATTATTTATTTAATACTTCTCCTGGTAATTTATCTCCAGATGATCCTTTAAATATAAATTCTAATATTTTGCGTGTAAATGCTTTTAGTAATTTAAATTATTCATATAGTAATTATAAATTATCATCTAATATTTATAATACAATCTATGATTATTATTTAAGCACTAAAAATTCATCCAATACTTCTTTAAATTTAATAAATACATCAATATCAGATATATTATTATTATCAAGAACAACATTAAATTCAATGCAAACTGATTATGCAAATATAATATATAATTCAGATATTAATATTATAACTAAATATGGTTATAGTAATTTATATTATTCATCAAATATATATACAAATGCATTATTATATTATAATAATATATCAAATATAGTAATTGAAAATCCAAGTAGTTCAATAATATCAATAGCTAATACAACAAAAATATTTTTATATGATGAATATATTATTTCTAGTAATTATTATTATAATTTTATTAATGATACAATAAATATTGGTAATTATGGAAGTATTATACAAGAAAATGCAAATTTTTCATCAAATAATGATATTAATTTAACATTATTAATGAATAATTTAAAAACTTATTATAATTCTTATAATAATATTAATAATATTATAACTCCAATTAATAGAAATATAAATATTACAAGTAATTTATTAGTTATAGATACAAATAAGACAAATAATATATATCAAGCATTAACAATACCAGAAAAGAGTTATTTAAATAGTGCATTTATTAATAGTAATATAGCTTATAGTAATTATACATTAATTTCAAATATATCTAAAGATTTTAATATACACTTATCAAATATTGATAATATTTATAAAAATTCAAATGTAGTTAATAATTATACATTAATTGCAAATAATTTAAAAATAAATATAAATGATAATTACAATACAAATTATGTATTATTCAGCACATATTATCATGAAATATCATCAGCTCCATTTATTGATTTATATTCAAATTCATCAAATAATAAAAATTATTCAATAGCAACTTATAATATATCATCAAATATTTATAGTAATCTTAATTATATTAATACTTATATTAATAGTTATATACCAAGTGCTAGTAATTATAAAACTTTAACTAGTAATTATTTAACAAATTCAATAAATATTTATAATAATTTAAGTAATATTTATAAAAATCAAAATCATCTTATAGATATTGCAAATATACTAATAACAGGTAATAATAATAAAATAGTAGCATCAAATATTTATATATCATCAAGTAATTATTATAATTATATATCAAATATAAATATAATTACATCAAATTTTGCAATAATGTCATCAAATGATATGATATCATCATCTAATATTTATGTAATTTGTAATAATTTTTTTGATAATAATAATATAGATACAAATGAAATAAAAACAAATTTATTAATAAATAATAAAAATAATGCATCAAATATAGATAAAAATATTTCACATATTTATGAAAATTTGATTGATAATTATCCATTATTATATTCAGAATTAAATACTAATAATTATAATATTAATTCAAATCTTTCTTTTAATAATATAATATTAACAAATAAAATAGTTAATGCAATAAATACAAATATTAATACATATTTAGAACAATCAAGTATAAATAAAGATAATGCAATAAATCTTGATTTACAAATATCAGCATTTAATCCAGATTATAGTTCAAATTTATTATATTATGTGAATGATTCTGAAATAATGGCTGGGATAAATACAACTTATAATTATATTAATAATTTAAAATCAACTATTGATAATTTTAAAATAGATATAATAAATATTTGTTTGAGTTATAATTATATATTTGAATTAGATGAAGATTTAAATGATATTTATATTACAACAATAGAAAATATAGAATATAATATAAATTTATTAATAGAAATCAGAACAGATATTGTATATATATCTGAAAATATAGTAGATAAACAAATATTATTAGAATATATATTACATATTACAAATAAATATATAAATTTTATAAATAATTCATATAGTTTATCAAATACATTATCAATATTTGTTGAAGCTTTAGCTAATTATATAGATATTTATATTAATACTTCATTATCATTAATTCCATTATTAAATTTTATGATTGAATATGCAAATACACATTTAAATTTAACTTGGACTGATATATCTCAACAAATAGTATTATTTGCAAGTTTATCATATTCTATAAATTCATCAATAAAATCAATTACACCAATAAGCACAGCAGGACAAAATACAGATGTTTTAATAATAGGTAATAATATTAAACTATATCCAACAAGAACATTAATAATTGGACATGATAATAATCATTCAAGATGGTTAGAATCAATAAATGATGTAGACACAAATTCAGCTGTTTATATATATAATAATAATTATAATAGTTGTGCAAGTAGTTTTAATTGTAGATCAAAAACATTTATATCATCAAGTGGAGAATTATCATTAAAATCATCAGCATCAATAGATATAAATTTAATAGATACATTAAAAGAAACATCGGATTTTAATGTATCAATAATAGATGGTGTATCATTAAAAATATCACATATATTTCATAGAGATAATTTTTATACAATAACTCCATCAATAAATAATTCATTATTTGAAATAACAAGGAAGAATTTAGAAAACAAACCTTATTTTTCGTGTTATACAACATCAAATGATATTAATATAATGAATATAGGTGGTGGTAAATTTTATGATAATAATAATTGTATAAACGAAGATACCATAGTTCATATAAATGATGATACTGCTTATAATTTGCTAAAACTAACAAATAATTCGACAAATCCTATATTAGTAGGATTTTCGCAAAATGATAATATTAATAATTGGCAATTATCTGTATCAAATAATTTTAATTTTAATTTTAATTCACAAAATATTTTTAGTATAACATCAAATGGAGTTGCAATTAATTCAAGTATTAATGAAAATGCTAGTATTTTTGTTAATAGTTTTAATAATAAATCAGCATTAGAATTACAAAATAATTATGTATCATCATCACCATTAATAGTAAATAGTAATATTCAAGTAAATGATAAATTAGGTGTAATATATAATGAAACAGGAATTTATTATTCTAATTTAGATAATATAAATACAGATTATGAATTATCAACAACAAATTTTTATTATTCATCAAATATTACATTAGATGATATAACATATCGATTTAATAATGTAGTTGTAAATTATAATAATATTACTCCTAGTTTTAATTTTGATTATATTGATGAAGAAAATACAATTGATTTAATGCCTAAATTAGAATTAAATGATGTAAAAATTAATTATAATTATGAACCTAATATAAATTATATTATTACAACAATAACACCTTTCATAGATCATGATATTACAATTAACTATAAAATACCAAAAACACCATACGATATACAACCTTCTGTTACTACAACTGATGTTACTACAACTGATGTAGAAAATGCAGTATTACCTGAATATGTAGTTGCTAATTCTGATACTACAAAAGTATTATTAACAGTTTTTACATTAGGAATAACAGTTCAGACTACAGATATAAATACAATATTAAAAACTTATGAAATTAATGGAATAAATATTAGAAATTATATTAAATTTAATCAATATGCGTCATTTATATTACCATCATTAAATATTACATTATCAAATTATAAATATAATTTGATAAGATTGAATAATGTAGTGCCTACAAGTTTATATAATGGTAATTTTGTAAATACTATAACAAAAACAACAATAAATGATATAATAACAATAGAAAATAGAGTTGATTATTTAAGATCAATTACAGGAATATCATCAAATTTACAAAATCCATATATAGAGAGTAAATTAAAAGTATATCCAGTAAAAATAAAGAATGTATTATATAATATCCCTATAAATATTATAATAAAAGATACATATTATAAATATGAACATTGTGAATTATTAGTAGAATATGTTAAAACAACAGCTAAATTACCATTAATAAAACAAAGAAATATTTATAATAATACACATAATATTTATAGTTTTACAGATGATTATGAGATATATTTAAATGATACAAAATTATTAAATATAAATTCACAAGGAACATTAAAAACAAGAGGAAATATAGAAACTAATAATATATATTTAAAAGGTGATATATATAATAGTGATGGTTCATCATTATATGATAATATATTATCATTAATGAATAATATATCATCATCAACAAATTTTGAATTAAATACAAGAAATATAATATTAAATCCGGCAGTAGGATTTAGAGATAGTTATAAAGGAGGAATATTAATAAATGGAAATAATATTAATAATAGAAATAATAATTTATTTCAGATAAATAATTTTTCAGATAATGATAATTTTATAACATTAAATTCTTGTACAGCTAATTCATATATACATTTTAATAATAAAATAACAAAAAATACAGATGGTAATAATATAAATTATAATTCAATATATAAAATAGGATTAGAAAATGAGAGTTTTGGAATATGGAAATATAATTTAAATGCATATGATAATAATTTATTTATAGATACAAATATTACTAATAATTATGTAAATGCATTAGAAATAAATTATAATGATGGTTTTAAGTTATATTTTAATGGAGAACTTTTATCAACATCTGATGCAAGACTTAAAACTAATATACGAGTTATT